GAACGTGCTCTTGCTCGTCGATTTACCAAACTTGATGTTGAAGAAATGGATGCAGAATCCTGTAAGCAGATGCTACATGCTATCATGCCCGAATACGAAAAGTATCACGAAGTTGAAGTGCAAAGCGAAGCCATTGATGCTGTAGTTGATCTAACAGTCAAACACATGCACGATAAATTCCTGCCAGATAAGGCCATTGATGTTCTTGACAGCGCAATGGCTCTGCTCAAAGTCACACAACGAGATAAATTTCTAACTCTGGAAGATATTAAACTGGAAATCAGCAAGCAGGCCAAGGTTCCTATGGAACAGCTAAACACTCGTCAGGAATCCGTGAACTTTGATTATGAAGCCAGAATTAAGGGCAAAGTATTTGGTCAGGATCAAGCAGTAGAGAAACTTTTAGACAGTATCTACATTGCCAAAGCAGGACTAAAAGAACTTAATAAGACCATGGGCAATTATCTGTTTGTAGGACCCACTGGTGTAGGTAAAACAGAACTATCTCAACAGCTGGCAGACTGCATGGGCATGGAACTGCTACGCTATGACATGGGCGAATATATGGAAAGCCACAAAGTTGCTAGTTTGATTGGTGCTCCGCCTGGCTATGTTGGCTATGGAGAAGGCGGCGCTGGCGCTGGTAAACTGATTAATGATTTAGAACAAACACCTAGTGCAGTTCTACTATTCGATGAAGTTGAAAAGGCGCACCCAGATGTTCTTAACATTCTTCTGGGCGTAATGGATAACGGTATGCTGACCAGTTCAAATGGTAAAACTGTCAGTTGTCGAAATGTAGTATTGATTATGACCAGTAACTTAGGTGCCAGAGACGGCGAACGCAGTCGTATTGGTTTTGATAATAGTCCAAATGCCAGTGCTAGTCGAGATGCTGTCAATAGACATTTCACACCTGAATTCCGTAATCGCTTAGATGCTATAGTTGACTTTAACAGACTAACTAAAGAACAAGTTAAGCCCATTGCTATGAAGTTTATTAATGAACTAAACGAGCTTTTGACAGATAAGAATATTCGAATCACAGTAGATGGTGCTGCCTTGGATAAACTTGTAGACGATGGCTTTGACGATAAGATGGGCGCAAGACCTATGAAAAGACTGATCGCCGATAAAATTAAGAAGCCATTGAGTAAGCGTATTGTTTTTGAAAATCTACGCGATACGCAACTGTCGGTGTATCATAACGGCACAGATTATGAACTTCGATAATATTAAACTACCAGTTGGATGTAAGCTCAAATATACGCAAAAGATGTATTATAAAAAATACATCTATAAGCTGATTTTTGAAGTTGACAGAGCCAAACTTATAAAGAGTACCAGTAAGCAGAATTATTTCTATTCTAAGTATCACTCTTACTCAAATAGAATGCAGGTTATTAGCGAACTGCTAAAGCGCATCGACCAGCATGTAACAAGCGATGACTATCGTCTTCGAGCAGAAAATGTAAGGGTTAGCTTGTTCACCAGTGATATTAATGATGTTGTATCTCTGATTACAAACATGTCTGACAGGCTAGTAGAATTTGAACGTCCTTATAATGATAATCATATAGAAATCATGGACAACTTCAGAAAAGTAGTGGTTAGAAACAGTCTGTTTGAAAAAGAATTCAAGTTCAAAATTTACCTAAAATATGATTTCAAAATGCGTGAAACTAGGTATGCTGGTGTTCAAAACTTCTTAGAATCTTTGGACAGTAAATGGAGCGTGAATTCTACATTAAACCGGTTTTTTAATACAGCAATGACAGGACGTCACATAGGCTACACAGCGGCTGTCTATCTAACCAGTGCAGAGGATCTCATGATGTTTCAGCTGAGATTCAATGAAGATATTGTTAAAATAGAAGAAGCAGTTTTGGTAACAGAACTTTAATACCAAAATTAACTGGTATTTTTAAAGGCACAATTTCGGTTGCGCCTTTTATTTTGACTAAATATTAGCAACGGAGAAGAATTATGGCTAAGATAGTCGAAGACATACTAATAATGAAATTCAGCAGAATTGTCAAGGACAATGACACAGATCCTGCATCAGCTATTACAGCAGAAAATGCGGCAGCTCTAGAGCAAGTTGCACAGGAACTAGTAGGCGATGCAGTTATTGTAGAGGTTACACTAGATGGCAACTAATATGAGCACCGTTACCATGATGGTGGGTAACAGTGAGATGGATCAGTTGAGTGATGCTGTTCGTGGCGATGGCTATTATGGGTATCGTGAAGGATATCACACTATGGCTATTCAGTTTAATAATTTTGTAGGTCGTATTCAAATTGAGGCAACATTAGAACTAGAACCCAATGCAGCAGATTGGTTTCCAATCTGGCTGACACCTAGTCATCCTTACAGAGAGTATAACACACAAAAAACAGGCACAGAAGCATTTACCTTTAGGGGTAATTTTGTGCTGGTAAGATTTAGAAAAGAGCGTAGCTATATGAGCACAACGTCGCCAGTAGGTGATATTACCAAAGTTATGTTGAGTATATAAACATGGCAATTTACGTAGACAATTTGGGCGATGGTAATCTCCCAGTAACATTAAACAACCCGCAAGAAGGCGAAGCCCTTGTTTGGGATCCTGCAGCCGGCGCCTTTGTTAACGCTCCGCAGAGTTCCAGCACAGAAATCATACAAGATACTGTTGCTGACATGCTGGAAGTTGACCCAGACGGCACACAAGTATCATTAAGGCTAGTTAGTAGCTATGACGACGTCACAGGCAAACTAACATTTAATGTTGTTGCAGATGGCGGCACCGGTGGTGTTAGCCCTACTGGAATCATAGTTAAAGAAGATGGTGCAGTAAGAGGCGTAGCAACTACATTAGATTTTGCTGGCGCCAGCGTAGCATTCGTCGGCGGCGTAGCAACTATTTCAGGCTTATTAGACAACATAGGTATTAAAGATACTAATGTAAACGTAGGCGATGTTAGGAATTTTGACTTTCATGGATTTGATCTAACAGTTAATGGAGACACTGTAACCGTTGTTGCTCCTGACCTAACTGGAATCATTACCAGCATACCAGTTCAAGAAAGTGGCCTAGACAAAGGCGAAGTTACAACCCTAAACTTCGTCAACAGCACAGTAACAGTTTCTAATGGTGTTGCCACAATTATTGGCTCAACAGGCGGTGGAGGCGGCAGTTCTTATGTGCTTCCAGTAGCTACTACAACTACATTGGGTGGCGTTAAAGTTGACGGTTCTACTATTACTATCAATGCCAATGGTGTAATCAGCTCAACAGGCAGTGGCTCTGGCGGCATTAGTTTAAGCGATGTAGGTAACTATCTAACAACAAACGGTTATGCTACACAAACTTATGTCAATGGACAAGTTAATAATTTATTAAACGGTGCCCCGACTGTTCTAGATACACTAAATGAATTAGCAGAGGCTTTAAGTAACGATCCAAATTTTGCCGCAAGTATAACAACAGGACTGGCCAACAAGTTAAACATCAGTGGCGGTACAATGACTGGCACTCTAACACTTGCCGGTGCTCCTATAAACAATTTAGACGCGGCCACAAAAGGCTATGTAGATCAAAAGGTTGCAACTAGCCTTGCTAGTTTGCCTCCTACTGTTAGTGTGCTAGATGATCTAGCAGATGTTAATACAAGTGGTATAACTTCTGGTCAAATACTAGGCTGGAATGGAACAACATGGGTTCCTACAAATAATACCGGGGAAACAGGCGCCACTGGTGCTACAGGTCCTCAAGGTCCGGCTGGTTTGAGTATCAGTGCTGCAAGTATTAGCTTAACTGGTAGTTTACTGTTGACTATGAGCAATGGTGCAACTATCAATGCTGGTAGCGTTGCAGGACTAAGCTCAGCCGCAGTTAATGGCACAGGCAGACTAATATTAACAAAACAAGATGGTACAACCATTGATGCTGGCAATGTAGTGGGACCAAAAGGCGACACCGGTGAAACAGGTGCTACTGGCGCAACAGGTGCTACTGGCGCAACAGGTGCTACTGGCGTAGGAGTCAGCACAGCTGAAGTAAATGGCACCGGCCGATTAATTATTACTAAAACAGATTCTACTACAGTTGATGCAGGCAGCGTAATTGGACCACAGGGCATCAAGGGTGATAAAGGTGATACTGGCGCAGCTGGTGCGACTGGTCCTGCAGGCAACGGTGTATACAGTGCAGTAGTTGACGGTGACGGTAATTTAATTCTAACTCTCGATGATGCTACTTCAATTAATGCAGGTAGCACGATTGGACCACAAGGTCCACAAGGTGTCCAGGGTCCTGCAGGTCGTAGTATTGCCAGCAGCGGTGTCGTAGTTGACGCAGGTGGATATTTACAGGTCACGCTAACAGACGGTACAACTATAAATGCAGGTTATGTTGTTGGCCCACAAGGTAGCACAGGCCCAACTGGTCCTAAGGGCGATAAAGGCGACACAGGTGAAACAGGAGCCACAGGTCCACAGGGCCTAAGTTACACAGTTAACGGATTAACCGGAAGTGTTCAAATTTTTGGCCTGGCCAGCACAACACGACCTGGATTTGATTTTGAAGTTGATTTATCCAACAAGGCTAACAGACTTACCACAGCAAGAACAATTAGCTTAACAGGTAAAGTAACAGGTCTAACAAGTTTTGATGGTAGTGGTAACGTAAGTATTACTACTGCTTTGAGCGGCGTAACAACCAACGATGTTAGCGAAGCTACAAACCAATACTTTACACAGGCTCGTGCTCGTGCAAGTTTAAGTAGTGCCGCTGATTCAAGCATTAGCAGTTTGATTAGTTATGATGATGCAACAGGTGTAATTAAATTCCGTGCTAATACTAGCTATATTACAGAAGGTAGCAATTTATACTTCACTAATACAAGAGCTGATGCTCGTGCTGATGCTCGTATTGCAGCCAGCAGTATCAATGCATTAAGCGATGTTGATACTGTCACTACAGCTCCAACTAACGGACAAGTATTGACTTGGACTGGCAGTGCATGGACTCCTAGCTCAGTTAGTGGAGGGTCTGGTGCAGTCTCTAGTGTAAACAGTAAGACCGGTGCAGTAACACTAAACACTGATGATGTTGATGAAGGAACAAGTAATCTATACTATACAACAACTCGTTGGGATCAGCGTTTATCTACAAAGACCACTGATAATCTAACAGAAGGTTCAACAAACAAGTATTTTAGTAACACACTTGCACGTAACGCTTTGGCAGCAGGAACTGGTTTAAGCTATAATAGCTCAACTGGTACATTTAGCATTAGTGCTAACACTGACCAAATAAGTGAAGGTAGTGCTAACTTATACTACACTAACACACGCTTTGACACAAGATTTGGTCAAAGCAATCTAAGCGCACTTGCTGATGTTGCCGGCACCACACCAACTACTGGACAGGCACTTGCATGGAATGGTAGTGCATGGGCTCCTACAACTATAAGCGGCGGCAGCAGTGGTGGAACCGGCAGTGGAGTATCTGGTGTTTATCGTGCCAGCGTTCAGGTTAACTACGATGCATCTGGTAACTTAGCCAGCGTATCAGTATTAAGTGGAGGGATCAGTGCAGTGATTGCCACAGCAACATCTACTACTGCTACTGTAACATTTACCTTTACCGGTAGTGCTTGCCCTCCATTGGGTGTATTTGTCTATGGTTATCAACAAGCGTCTAATCAGTATGTAAGTCGTGCGTTGGCTAGTGATTTTACATCTAGATTAATGCCAGGCGGCGGATCTAGCGGTAGCCCTACGGCATTCAGCGCATTTGATCCAAGTGTCAACACAATGACATTAAGTTTGACTAGAAGTTTAACTGGTTCTAGTGCTGCCGTTGGTCAACCAACTCATGCAGTTGTTCAATTCTTACTAAGCAGCGTATAAGGACTGTCGATGACTATTAATTCTTGGAAAACTAGTTTTGTGGGGTTAAACAAACCCAGTAAGGTTTTATCTGGAACCGCAGACAGTTTTACTCCTAAATCACTTTGGGCCTATGCCAATGGCCCAGATGATCCTTATTGGAGCGGTGGTGTAAACCCACAGTTCTACCAATGGACAGTAACTTTCAACGTTGAAGAGCGCACACATGGCAGTAACCTAACTAGAACACCATTTAGATTTAATGCACAAGATATCGAAGTAGGCGACTTTGTTGCCGGCGCATTGGATGGTAAAGTATGTCAGATTATCAGTATATTAGAAAAAACTGATTTAACAATGACTGCGGTCGTAGAAGACCGTATGCGCTACAATACATTTAGAGATCCTACGGGTTTTGGTTTGTTTAGCACTCCGGGCCCTGTAATCTTTTTCCAAATTAACGAACTAGGATTCCCTATGCTAGATCCTGTACCAGGATCAGCTGCCGCAGATTTCTTTACTAATGTGATGAGTAGATTCCAAAATATGAATCCTCTTACAAATTATTTGTTAGAAAAACCTAATCATGGATTCCAAACTGGAGATGCAATCTGTATAGAAAACGGAGAGTTCGTTCTAAGTGATCCCGATAATGTTGTTAAATTCATAGGCACAGTATTGCACCCAGGTCCCGGACCAAATCAATTCATTATAAGACCTGCTAATGGCATCATTGATTTTATTCCTGGATTGCCCGGAGATGTCGGCGATTATGTTTATCCGAGTATCGATGGTTCGGGAGACTTAACTACCAGCGATGCTAGTCAGCGTCCTGTATTCTTAAAAATTGCCAATGCTATCGAAACTTATACCATTGGTGATGGAATCGACCCAAGTGGCAATGATGGTGACATTGTAGAAATAAACAAAGTACCTATTACATTCTCTGGCAACTACGACATAGATCAGGCTGTAACAACTATTAATGCCGGGACAACAGATCATAAAATAACAGCAGACAAAGTTGGTGCTGCCAACGAAGTTATTTCCGACTTAGTGGCACAAGGTAATGCCTATGGCGTTATTGCTGGCTATACGCCATTCAGTGCTGAAATTAACGGTGTTGTTGTTAACTTTACAACAACTACCAGTGGTAGTGCAACCTATAGTGATCCTGTGGTTGCAGACCAAAACGACATGGTTGCAGATATTAATGCAGCCGGCATTCCTAATATTGTTGCTAGTATTGTAGGCAGTGAAATCAAAATAAGAAATAACATTGGTGGCGCCATTAATATTGTTAATATCACCAACGACAGCAACGGGAATCCTTTTGCAGGAACAAATAGTATCAGTAGCTTACCAGCAAGCACGGCCGCGAATACATCAACATTTGCACTGAGACTACGCAGAGAAGATGGCGGCCCAATGACACTGAGAGATGTTCAAGGAACATTCTTTAATGACGCAGGTATTATTAGTGGACAGAACGGTCGCTATGCATTAGGACTTTATATTGAACAGGGCCTACGCAGTAGTAGCACTACAGTAGTGGCCAACATAGCAGCCAGAGATGCACTGTATCCTCTAGTAGGAGACCAAGCCTACGTTATCAATGACGGCAATGGAGAATGGGCTTTATTTGTATGGAATGGGGCCGCATGGCAGCGTGTGGGCAATCAGCGCAGTGACGCTACAGATGCCAGAACACTAACTCTAGATGTAGATTTATCTACTGCTAATGGCACACAAACAATAGGATATATCAGTAGTGACAGGACTGTGATTAATGTTAAAATTTTAGTCACGTCAGCTGGAGCTACCGATGCCAGTGTAACTATCGGCACAGCATTAAATACAACAGCATTACTAGAAGCAAGAGATTCAGTTTTATCACAAACAGGCCAATATTCTGTAGACACTTCTTTCAGAACAAGCAGTTATACAGAAATTGTGGCAGCGGTTAACAATCCGACGCCCGGCGCTGGTCAGTTTACAATTATACTAACATACGTTTAAGGAGATACTATGCCTAAGTTAGACGAAGACGATTTCGTAGATCCAGGTAATTTACCATCAATCGCACAAAGTAGATCCGGGCCTGCCCCTACTACCAATTATGGTGCCATGCCAATGGGCGGAGGCTACGGCGGAAGTACCAATATCGGTCAACAATATAATGCCGCTCCGGCTATGGACCGTAACGCTGGTGGCAGTAATGCTGCTCAGGGAGCAGATGTATTGGTCAAGCACAGCAAAGAAAGCGAAGATTGGATTAACAAAAAATGGCGTCCAGTTATGGGTTGGGTCTACATGGCAACCTGTACCGCAGACTTTGTTTTATTCCCAATTCTTTGGAGCTTACTACAAGCTGTGCAAGGCGGTCAAGTATCTAGTCAATGGAATCCAATTACATTGCAAGGTGCAGGATTGTACCACATTGCTATGGGTGCCGTTCTTGGTATTGCTGCCTACGGCAGAACTAAAGAAAAACTTGAACAAAAACAATAATTACTAATATGGTAACAGAAGAGTTTGAGCACTATTTTAGAATTTGTTTAGATCGTAAAATAACCAGCGAAGAGGCACGCCAATTCCTCTTCGCGGTTAATGATTATGCAGATGTAGAAGCAGATGATGAGGATGTTGTCATGGTCTATCATTTGGACGACGATACTGGTGCTCACTGTTATGACGTTAGATTGGCAAAAGATGTAGAAGCCGAACACGGTGACGAAATACTACATGCCTTAGAAAATATATTTCCCACAGACGATTTCGACTGCGAAAGCAGTATGGACACTGTAAGTGAACAACAAGTTCTTAATCGAGCCGTAATGGAACAATTGACACGTTCATTAATCTAATGTATAATCATTAGATGCAATCAATTTCTACATCAATACTTTTCAGTCAGGAACAAGTCAACGACTTTGGTCGTCTGACTGGAGACGATGGACCTGTTCATTCAAAAGAAGGCATAGTTCAAGGCGGACTTATACTAAGTTGTTTGCCCAAATACTTTAAAAATTTAATGATTGAAAAAAAGTTAATGGGTGGATACATTTATAGCGTTAGTATGATCCTTGAAGCCAAATTTAGAACCAAACTTCCAGCTGGTCGAGTAGTTACTATAGAATTTACCTACGAAGATCCTAAATCTATTATATCCAAAATACGCTGGAGATTATTTGACGACGAATTTGAATACTGTTATGGCAGATGGGTAATTTATAAATCTAAAAGTTGACATATAATTAGTAATCTTATATAATCCTAGTATATCTACTTTATAGGATTATATAATGGCTATCAGATCAATGACACAAGCACAACGCACAAGCGCAAGTCCGTTTAGTGCATACTTTGGCACTCCGGTGTCAAAATCAAAACCAAAAAAGACACCCAAGGGCCCGGGTGGCAGAGCCCAAGCACAAACTTTTGGATACTTGACTGGTGGAGGTGCTAGTTTACCCACTCCCTATACACCACCTAAAAAGAAACCAAAAAAGACTACTACCAAAAATGTAGTTAGCGTGGAACCAAACGAGCATCACAAAGACATGATGTGTCGCCCAATTAATCAAGGTGACTATGTATTGGCTGTCCAAAATAATAGACCTTTTCCATTTAAGGTGTTAAAATTAAATGAAACAACGATAACCATTGTGCCTGCTATTAAAACTGGCGACCTTAGTCGCAAATCTCTTATTGCTGTCAGGGCCACTGGTGGATCAATCCCTGCTTATAAAAATTATAGGCGAGAAGGTTGGAATGTTTATGTCATTCCAAAAGAAGACATTTTTATGTACCATTTAATAGGTAACGTATGACAAAGAAAATCGGCTTTGCCTGTAAGTGGATTGATCACCCTGGACAAGTTGACGGTATCAAACCCAAAGATGATTGTAAAAAATATAACACAGGCGCAACCACTGTAGCCTGGTTAAATAGACAAAGCCGGGATAAAGCTGTAGAAAAGCTATGGGACCTTACTAAAGGTAACATCGAAGCCGCCCGCTTACTTGTAGAAAGAGTTGGAACCCTAGATGCAAACCTTAGAATGGTTCGTTTATCAAGTGATATCTTACCAGTATATACAGAGCCTACTTGGAGTTGGTTTTGGCGTGAGCCTGACGTTGTTGCTTATGCTGAAAGGCACTTTGCCGAGATTGGTCGCCTTGCTCGCGAGCATTCTGTTCGTCTTTCTTTTCATCCGGGGCAATTCACAGTTTTGGCTTCAGATAATGAAGATGTTGTTCGTCGGAGTATAGAGGAGTTTGAATATCATGTGGATATGGCCCGTTGGATGGGATACGGCAAGGAATTTCAGGACTTTAAAATCAACGTCCACATTGCGGGTAGAGCCGGTCCCCAAGGCATTCGAGCTGCCCTCAAAAGACTTACCCCAGAAGCAAGAAACACCATTACCATCGAAAACGAAGAAATGGCCTGGGGACTCGACAGCACCCTCGAGCTCGCAAAAGATCTCGCTTTGGTGCTAGACATTCATCATCATTGGATTAAAACAGGAGAATACATTGAAAAAACTGATCCCCGTATTAGCATGGTTATTGATAGTTGGCGTGGCGTGCGCCCTGTCATACACTATAGTGTCAGTAGAGAAGAACACTTACCCGATGCCTGCCGTATCAGCCGGCCGAGCCTAAACACACTTCTCGAGTCTGGCCACAAAAAAGCTAAACTGCGAGCACACAGCGATTTCTATTGGAATGAAGCCGTTAACCAATGGGCATTGACACACAATGCTTGGGCTGACATTATGTGCGAAAGCAAAGGCAAAAATCTCGCTAGCTTTAAATTGGCATCCCTGCTAACATGACAGATGATGAACTTTTAATAATATATAAAATCTACGAGGAAATGCAGAAAATGTTCGGAGATAATTTGCCCGATCCTGAACATTATCCTCGAACATTTGCCTACTATGTAAAACTCTATAAACACTGTAAGAAAAATGGCTATTGACTTTAAAGATCTAACAATACTGTTTGGCAGCGAAACGTCTGATCGAAATCGACCAAAAGTAAAACCCACATTAGAAAATATTGTAGACTTGATCTACAAACATGATGACTTGGGTCCCTGGATCGCTGGAGGCTGTGGGCGTCAGGTGGCCTTAGGCGAACATAAATTCAACGATATTGATGTATGGTTTAAAAACTCATTTCAATTTGAACAAACCAGGACTCGACTCAATGATGCATTTGGTTATGAAATGTATGAAACCTATACCAGCGAAAATGCAGTTACTTATCAAGTAGGCGACTATAAAGTTCAATTGATTCGTCGAGCATACTATCCTAACGTTGATGCAGTATTCAATAGTTTTGATTTTACCTGTTGTCAGGTAGGATTAGACAAGAATTTACAGCCCTATGGACCCGGGGTAGAAGATGCAAGATCAAACAGGTTGGTTATGAACAATTACGACCCAAAAGCATTTCTAGCTCGCTATGCCAAATATGTAGGTTATGGCTATGTAATGGATCCAGATCAATTTGTTGAAATTCTCAATCGAGAGGACTTAAATTATGAATTTGACGCCAGTGTATTCGGATACTGAAATTAATCAAGCTAAGTTGCTGAGCCATCTCAGTTCCAGGCCTGCTCGTGTTCGAGATGACGTGTTTGTGTGGAACGGCTGTTTGATTGATCGTGCTACAGCAGTTGTCGCTCTATTAAAAATCAATAATCAAGTTCCTGTAGGAGATAGTGTTAAACTAAGACTCTATCGTGTTTATCGAGATAGATTTTCAAACTACGAAATGGCTGGTCGACTGGTCAATATCAACCACGAAAATCCAGAGACGGCGGCCAGAATTTGGTTTAACGTAGTCTGCAAGACTATTAAAGGATCATCAGAAATCCTTAATTCCGGCATAGTCAAGCAAATTCTAGTAGATCTTCACTCTACATAAAATGGCAAAATTAGTGATCAAATACTAGAAAAAAATGTTGCACTGCAATATAATTTCAGTTATAATTGCTAAATACTGATATGCGATGCTTATGATAAGATCGCTGGTAAACTTGCTTAATTAAGGAGAAGATTATGTTTACATTAGATACTGTTATTGATACCGTTCAAAGCGGCAAAAAGACTTTTGTTACTACTTTCGTAACCAACGAAACTGTTAAGACAGCAATGATGGATTTCATTGATGCACAAGCTGCCTACACTAAAGAAGCTACTAAAGCTGGTACAGAAATGTTCACTACTGTAGCTAAGGAAACTGTTAGTGCTGTCCAGGCTGCTACAAAGTTTGATTATACTAAGTTTGGCGAAGGCATCATGAAGGCCTATACTGCTAAGACCAAGTAATTATATTCTAACTCATTGACTAACCCCGGCTAAATATAAGATTAGCTGGGGTTTTTTATTATGAGATTCAACGAATTAGATCAACCAAGTGTTGGCGACATACTAGAGTTAGAGTTGGGCGATGAAATCGTCGAAGCAGTTATTACTGCCATCGAAGGTGACGAAATCATTGCTGAAACAGATAACATGCAGGGCGCACGCCTGCTAGCAGAAAGCTACGGCAAATATTACTGCTCAACTGACAAAAAGTGGAAACAACGTCAAGGCCCTAAACAGACCAGAGAAAGTGTAGACTATGAAAAAAGTATTCCGCCAGGTGCAGATGAAGGTCGCGTAAAATGGAAATGTCCTGCATGTGGCACTGCCGCTGGCATCGCTGCTTTTAGAGGAAATGACTATAAGTGCCCTAAATGCCAAGAACCTTTGCCAGTTAAAGGACAAATGGGCCTAAAACATCAACAAGGTGTAGCGGAAGCTGTGCCGGCGCAAGGCGAATACTCGAGAGTATTAACAGCTCTAAGACTTTATTATCCAAGATTCGAGATGGAAGAACTCAATACTCCAGAGTGGTATAGAGTCATTGCTAATAAAGCCAATGTGACACCAGAATATGCCGGACAAGTTATTAACGACTTTGTGAAAGCCAGTCAACCCGACGAAGAAGAAAATCTTGATTGGATGGATGATACAGATCACGTAAAAGAAGCAGAATACCAAGGACGTAAAGTTGCACTAGGCAAACCTATGCAAGGTGATGTCAAGAAGTTTAAGGTCTATGTAAAAGATCCTGGTACAGGTAATGTTAAGAAAGTAAACTTCGGCGATCCTAATATGCGTATTAAAAAGAGTAATCCTGCACGCCGTAAGAGTTTTAGAGCACGCCATAACTGTAGTAATCCTGGACCAAGAACCAAAGCTCGTTACTGGTCATGCCGTAAGTGGTAATAATTTATGAAAATAAAAGAACTACTTGAAGGCAAATTTAGATCAGATGATATAGAAGAATTTGTACCTGACAATGACGATTTAGATGATATAAAGTCTCAATTTCTTCCAGACTGGGAAATGTTGGATCACAAAACTCTGCAGGCCAAGTATGTGGCCAAGGATCATCGACACGCAGAACAGTTTGTTTCATGGATCAATAAACTGTCAGAAAAAATGGACCACTTTGCCGAAGTCACTCAAGACGTTGCTGAAGTCGCTGTTAAGACTACAACATTTGATGTCAAAGGTTTAACCATATTGGACTTTCAATTGGCTATACGAGTAGATGCTTACGCAGAACAAAATGATATCGAACAGGTAAGAATGAGTGGAAATTTTGGCATGCACGAAAACTTTGCTGATGGACGAAATCCGCAGGACAAAGGCGACAGCAAACGACACGGTGTTCCTACTAAAGCATCAGTAAGCACTCTGCGTAAAGTAGCCAAACAAGGCGGCCGCAAAGGACAACTAGCTCATTGGATGGCCAATATGAAGGCAGGCAAAGCGAAGAAAAAATGAGATTCGACGAGTTTATTAATGGAGTAAAACAGCCTATCAAGCCTCAACAGTTTACCGACATGGAGAGAGCTATTATGGAAGGCGGCGGCAGTTTAAATGATATTAAGCCTGTGGCAAAATCTATTAGTGCTTTAAGACAAGTTGTAGACGAAGCAAGAACAAATCCCGATCAAAATCCAAAACCCGAGTCAGGCTTTAAAGAGTTAGCGGCAGTTGCTACAACTATTACAGATCCTGAAAACTGGGCTATCAGTATGACTGCTGAACCCAAGCTAGGTATCAACCCACAAGTAGGCATCAGCGAAGACACGCCCAAAGGCATTTACTTCTATCCATTGAACTATGCATTAGATAAGACTCGCTATGGAAAGTTGCCATGGGGTCATGATTATCCTTATATTCAGTTATTTCAATACGACCGCTCAGGTGAAATGACAAAACAAACTCAAGTTGATCCTGCAAAGTTAAAACAAGCATTGCTTCAATATTGTCCCGAAGAAGTGATACAATCTGCCATCGATGAACCTGAATACGACGGTACCCCATATTGGTTCATCTATGATTGCCTAAGCAGACTGGGCAAAAATGATGAGACCAATGTTGTTCGTTGGAACAAAGTTCTACGTGACTTAGGCTTTACCAGTGTGTTCGATAATGGTGCAGGTTGGATCGCCTACAATGAACCAACACAAGGAGTCGTATTAGATCCAAGAGTTATTAAACAACACAAGACTATTGTTAATAAGCAAAAATCAAGATTAGTCACACCTGCTGTGATTGAACAGGCTATATTTGAGACCATGGACATGGAGTTGGCTGCTAATAGAGCATGGCAAGCATATGACCCCGACGGCAGTAAACTTAGAGCGGCAGCAAAAGAATATGCCAAGAAGCCCGAATTCAAACAATATTATGGAAAGCCAGGCACAGAAGAAATATTTGATAAAGCTGAAGGCTGGGGCAGGTATGCTGCAAGACAATTGTCAGATATTGCCTATGAATGGTATCAAGCACAACGGGCCACAAAGGAAAGCGTCCAAGTCAATCATGAAATTGAAGTATTCGAGGACTATGACACAATTGATCAAACACTGAGAAACGCCGGCTACGAAGAATTAGGCGCCGGCGCTGACGCCACGGTATGGACCAAAGATGTTGGCACAGTAATTAAAATTATTGTTCCCGAAGAAGAAGACGCATTAAACACTGCTGCTGAAACATTTAAGAAATTCTATGAATTTTGTATGAAGCATCAAGATATAGAGTGCTTACCAAAATTCATTCCTATACAGGGTCGTCATTATACTGAATTCACTATTAAGGAAAAAACTTTCATACAGATCTCTATGGAGCGTCTTTATCCTTTAAAAAATAACAGTTTCGAAGAGGCCATGGTTTGGTATCTCAGCGACTTCGCTACTAAAAATACACCATGGCCAAAAGTAAAAGAATTTTTAGGCACTCCCAAGGCCTGGCAGGATACTGATTTTAGTTCTGTTGCTAATCAATTGGCTCTTAAAGTATCAAGCCTCAAGGGCGTTAAAGAAGCCAAATATTCATTGCTATACACAGTAATGACCCTGTTGTATCATACCGGACGTATTAACAAATTAGGCTGGGACTTACATACAGAAAACGCCATGCAGAGGCGGGATGGCACTGTAGTCATCATTGATCCATGGTTTAATCACGAAAAAGATTAATATGTTTAAAAGACAACAAGTTCGTCTTACATCTAATCCTGCTTGTGTTAAACCCGTAGAAAATTTACTTCCCGAAGACTTTCGCTATTACGATAAAGATGGCTTCGAGCTAAACATTGCAGAACGTAAGTTTTATGCAGCCATGGGCTATCCGCTAATAGACTGTCTAAACCATATCTGTTGGCAAGAACCTTGGTTTATTTTGGAAAAAAATAACAGTGGATTAATCTTGGATCACTGTATGTTTTTATGTCGTGCTAATTACGAAGGACCTGCAAGGCAGCAATTACAAGAATTCGGCGAAACTATTCCGCAAGCAAAATATCTACTAAACACTAGAATAAAATGGGGCTACGATTTTGCCTTGGATGCAGTCAGAGAAGGAGAACCATTCGAAGTCCTGCACGTCGAGTATGATAACTTAGACTACGAGCGGTTCGCTAATAATTTTATTTCTTTTGACTATCTTGTTAGACATACCGATTGGCGCGATGCTGCTGATTGTATTTGGCAACAAAGAGATCAGTGGCAGCATTTAGTTGGATTTGAGCAAAATAATTGGAAAGCTAAATACCTTATCGGTTGGAATAAAGCCGAGCACACAGAGAAATCTGTAAAGGAATTATAATGAAAAAGGCTTTTTTATTTTTAGCTCTGGCTGTTAGTCTTGGAGCATTTGCACAGGCGCCCAAACAAAAACCAGGCGTTGTTTATGACTGGAAAATCAACAGGGTAGTTGACGGCGATACAGTTGAAGTTGCTACTCCATGGACTCCGGATCCATTGCCTAAGAAAATGAGTATTCGCGTATTTGGTGTAGATACTCCTGAAAAGGGATTCCGAGCTAAATGTCCACAAGAAGATCAACGTGGTCAAGCTGCCTCAGCATTTACCAAGAAGGTCATTACAGAAAGTAAAGTCGCACAGGTAATGATTATGGATTGGGACAAATATGGCGGACGTATGCTAGGTGATGTTATTCTTGACGGGAAAAGCCTACGTGCAATGTTAATTGCCAATGGATTTGCTAGAGAATATTACGGTGAAGCAAAAACCAGCTGGTGCAACTGATAGAGATTTGCCTTGGTGGTTTGAAATATACCACATAGCTTGGATTTTGTTCTTTCCAGTTATGTGGTATTTCTTTGGTGCCTATGTATTTTTCCCAATACTGTTTATCGTTGCCTTTATATGTATTTGGCAAGCATAAGTATTTTAACAATAAGAACCCACCTTAGGGCCGTTGTCGCTAACGGTTAGAGCGTAAGCTCAGGCGTCAAACAGGCGGCTGCTGCCTGGACCAGGGTTACGCCAGACTCTGCTCAAAGTGAGCTTTTATTTTGGATATTATGTTTACAGAAAAAGTCACATGGGTGCATCACTGGAGTGATCGAACATTTAGTTTTAAATGCACCCGCAATACAGCATTTAGATTTACAGCCGGTGAATTTGCTATGATTGGTTTAATCATTGATGGCAAAAGAGTAATCAGAGCTTACAGCATAGTAAGTCCTCCGTGGAGTGAGGAACTAGAATTTCTCAGTATTAAAATACAAGATGGCGAATTAACCAGCAAACTACAGCACATAGAAATTGGTAGTGAAGTTGTTATCATGCCTAAGTGTACCGGAACCCTAGTTAACAGCGCACTAGACAAAGGCGGTGAATTGTGGATGCTAGCCACAGGCACAGGACTTGCTCCGTTCATGAGTCTAATTAGAGATTTAGATACACTAGAAACATGGAGTAAAATTCATATTGTTCACAGTGTAAGGGATTCTCAAGATTTAGCCTATACCAAGGACTTAAAGTCTGCCTTCAAAGATCATCCCCAAGACGGTGAACTACATGAAATGGTCTCTGCGGTATTAGATTATCGTCCCATTGTTACAGGACAAGGTGAGCATAGAATAACAGTCCAATTGGCAATGGGACACTTGCCCATTGACGTAAAAGAAGATAAAATTATGGTCTGCGGTAATTTAGAATTTAATCACCAAGTAGCTGATTGGTGTCGCAGGCAAAATATGCCAGAAGGCAGTATTAGAGAACCAGGACAATACGTCGTAGAAAGGGCGTTTGTAGAAAAATGAAAACAATAATTTTAGTAGCATTACCAGAAGAATTAGATGCTGGTCTAGTAGATGTTCCTGTTGTTTATACGGGTGTAGGACTTAGTAACGCTGCCATGATGACCTATGACGCTATTGTTCAACATAGCCCAGACAGGATCATTAACTATGGATCAGCTGGCGCATTAAAAAGTATCAGTGGATTATTAAGTGTTGCCGCAGTTTGTCAGCGAGATGCTAACTGCGAACCACTGCGTGAACGTGGTTTTATGCTGGGTGAAAACATACTGTATTATCAAAGCGGCAATACAGGTATACGTTGCGGCAGCGGTAATAACTTTGTTACAGATCCGGATGCTTGGACGCGAGACCACTGTGATATTGTAGACATGGAATTATGGGCCATCGCAAAAGTATGCGATTTGCACCAAATACCATGGACCAGTATGAAATGGATCAGTGATAATGCTGATGGCGAAGCCGCTACAACATGGGAAGGTGCGTTGACTGCTGGACAAACAGAATTCCTAAAATGGTTTAATTCAGGTAAATATACTAATACCTGAGTTTAACCCATGAAAATTCAACAGATAATTACAGAAACGATAGACGGCAAAAACACGCACCTAGAACACCTTGATGATGAAATATGGAATCGAGGTTATCAGGGTGCTGTAGAAGCCATTGGCTACATCGAAGGTGCTGCTGGATTACTACATGGTACCAGCGATGGTCGTTATTTTGCTACTAAAAAATGGGATGGAAGCCCCGCAGTATTTGTAGGCACAGACCCTGAAACAGGTCAGTTTGTCATGGGCGACAAAGGCATCTTCAGTGGCACTAAAGAAAACAAAATATTCAAACCCGGTGATGTAGATCGTGTCAAACCAGACAAAGTTAAGAATGGCGAACGAGTTGATTACAGCGGTCTACGAACAAAATTAAAAGCAGCATTTAATCACCTTAAAGATCTAAACTACGGCGACAAGATCCTGCAGGGCGATCTATTATGGACGCAGAATGACGGAGACAGCGGTTGGCAGATGATTGATGGTCAAAAATATTGGGCGTTTAAACCTAATCTATTGACCTACGCCGTTCCCGAGGGACCTTTAGCGGATCGTATGAGCAGAGCTAAGGTAGGCATTGTATTTCACACAACCTACGAAGGCGGTCCTACTATTGCTGATATGAGTGCTAGATTTGGTGCTGATGTTAGCGACCTGGGTTCGAGTCCTTATATATGGTATAGAGATGCTGGTATTAAAGATGTCAGCGGCAGTGTAACAATGACTCGTAGAGATAGTCTAGAGCTTGAGATTGCCATTGCAGAATTACATAATTTTCTATTAGGCATTGGCGAAGAAACATTTGCTTGGTTAGAAGCTACTGTAGCAGGACATAACATTAGAGATCTAATTAAGATTGACATCAACAAGATGGTTCGTGCTGGACAAATGGATCGTCCTGAAGTTTATGTAGCACAGTTTGTTCAACGACTAGAAGAACGCCTAACCGCAGACATTGCTAAGTTAAAAACACAAGCAGGGCAAGAACGTAAACGTGCCGCACAGGAAGAAGCTCTGCGCTATGTTCAACAACATCAAGACAATATTGAAAACGTATACATGTTGTTCTTGGCCATACAGAGTGCTAAAGACAGACTGCAACATCACTATGCAGCCATACGCCAGATAGATACATTTATTGCTCGTCCAGATGGTAGTTTTGATGTCAAGCCCGAAGAAGGTGTTGTCATTGTTGACCATTTAGGTAAGGGTGGCAAAGAAGCTGTTAAGATTGTAGACAGACTAGAGTTCAGTCGTGAAAACTTTTTGAAAGTAAGACGCAAATGAGGA